ACAGCGTGACATCGTGGGGAACCACGTTGCCTTAGTTGAGCGTGGCCGCGCCGGCCCGCGTTGTTCAATCCAAGATGAGGAACCGAAGATGAAAAAACGAACCTTTTGGGATCGTGTGATGACGGCCGTCAAGGCCCAGGACGCCAATGCCGTCAAGGAAGAGTTGGAGTCGAAAGACGCCGACGAAACCGAGGAGGAAAAGAAGGAGCGCGAGGCCAAGGAAGCCAAAACCGGCGACTCGCTGGCGAAGCTGACGGCCACCGTCGATTCGCTGGTCAAGGTCGTGGGGCGCCTGGTGAAGGATGCCAAGGCCAAGGACGACGACGAGGAAAAGAAGAAACTCGAAGCCGAGGACGACGATGACGGCGACGAGGACAAGGACGAAACCACCGACACCGTGCTGGAAGCCGAAGAGGCGAACAGCAACAAGGCAGCGGTCGGCAACGTGCTGTCCGGCGACTCCCTGAAGGCCGTCATCGCGCGCGCCGAGATTCTGGCGCCAGGCATCGCCATCCCCACCGGTGACGCGATCAAAGCCAAAGACGCCGCGTCCAAGGTGCAGCACAAGGCGCTGGAAACCGCCTATGCCACCGAGTCGGGCAAGGCCGCTATCGAGCCGTTCCTGGCCGGGCGCGAGCTCAAGGCCCTGACCGGCGATGCGCTGGCATCCGTGTTCACCGGCGCCGCAGAACTCATGCGCGCGCAAAACAATGACCGGGGCGCCCGCAAGACCTCGGCCACCCGCGACTTCGGCCCCGTCTCTGACGTGACCGCCATCAATGCCCGTAACCGGGATTTCTGGGCAAATCGTTCCGCCCGCTAACCTAGAGGAAACCTGAAATGACCGCATTTCTCTATCGCATGCCTTCGGGCATTCCGGGCGACGTAACCCGTCAGTCCCTGTCCACCATCGAAACGCAGATGCTCAACAGCAGCCTGCCCTTTCCGGGCTATGGCTTGCCGGGCAAGATCGCCTCTGGCGCCTTCGTGCCGATCACCACGGGTGACACCGCGGTGAGCGTGTACGGCCTGCTGGTGCGCCCCTTCCCCACGGAAGGCGCCAACGCCAGCGACCCGCTGGGCACCGGCGTGCCGCAAACCACCGGCGCCGCGAACATCCTGCGCCGCGGCTACATGAACGTCAAGGTCAACGCCGGCACCGCATCGCTGGGCAGCACGGTGTACATCCGTGTCGCCACGCCGTCGGGCGCCAAGGTGATCGGCGGCATCGAAGCCGTTTCCGACACGACCAACACGATTGCCATCACGGGCGCGTCCTTCATGGGTGCCGCCGACGCCTCGGGTAACGCCGAGATCGCGTTCAACATCTAACCGCCACCACATCACTGCCAACAGGCCGCCTTCGGGCGGCTTTTTCGTTTCTGGAGCATATATGTCTGCATACAACCACCGTGAGTTGACCGCCGTCGCGGCAGCCAGCCGCCTGAAATTTCAGGACGGCCTTTTGACCTTCGATGCCCGCACCATTGACAGTGCCGGCGCCTTCCTGATCGGCGAGCTCGAACGCCTCGACCCGCGCCTGCATGAGCCGCTCGCCGCCGTTACTTGGTCGCGTGACATCGATCTGCGCGAGGACGTGTCGATTGCCGACGAGTTCAGCGCCTTCACCAACAGTTCTTTCGCCTCGCCGAACGGCGTGAGCGGATCGAACAAGGCCTGGGTCGGCAAGGATGCCAACGCCATCCTGGGTGTGTCTCTGGACATCGGCAAGACCACCACGCCCTTGAGCCTGTGGGCCATGCAACTGGGCTGGACGCTACCCGAACTGGAGAGCGCGCAGAAACTGGGCCGCCCCGTCGATCAGCAAAAGTTCGCCGGCATGCAGCTCAAGTACCAGATGGACATCGATGAACAGGTGTACATCGGCGATACCGCGCTGGGCCTGACGGGCATGCTGAACCAGACGCTGATGAGCAACACGGCCAACGCCGTCACCGGCGCATGGACGGGCGGCACCACCACGCCGGCGCAGATTCTTGCCGATGTGAATGAGCTGCTGAACAGCGTCTGGGCTGCCAGCGGCTACGCCATCTGCCCTGACCGCCTGCTGCTGCCCCCGCTGCAATATGGCTACCTGGTGACCACGCTGGTTTCCACCGCAGGCAATATTTCCGTGCTGGAGTTCCTGCGCAACAACAGCTTGAGCAACAGCATCAACGGCCGTCCGCTGGATATCCAGCCGCTGAAATGGCTGACGGGCACGACGCGCGGTGGTCAAGGCCCCGGTGCTGCTGGCAAAGACCGCATGTACGCCTACAGCAAGGACCCGATGCGCATCCGCTTCCCGCTGGTGCCGCTGCAGCGCACGCCGCTGGAATACCGCGATCTGCGCCAGCTCACGACCTACTTTGGCCGGTTGGGCGCGGTGGAGTTGGTCTACCCGGAAACCGTGGGCGCGCGCGACGGCATCTGACATGCAAAGGCGCAGGGTCACCGTCGGTTTCATCCTCGTCACGACCGAGATCGAGCGCAAGTTCGAGCCCGGCGAGGTGATCGAGGGCGAACTGGCGGCGCATTGGTATGTGCGCGAGCACAGCGAGCCCATCCCTGCGCTTTTGGCGCAAAATGCCGAGTCCAAGCCCCGCAGGAAAGCCCCATGATTGCAGCAGGAGACCTTCGCGCAAACTTCCCCGAGTTTGCAGACAGCGCGTCCTATCCGGACGGGCAGATGCAATTCTGGCTGACGCTGGCCTACACGGTGCTGAATTCGGACGCTTGGGCCGATTACCTTGACCTCGGCGCACAGCTGTACACGGCGCACCACCTGGCCATCGGCATCAAGGATAAAAAGTCCGCCGCTGCCGGTGGAGTGCCGGGCGCCGTCACGGGACCACAAGCCTCCAAAACGGTGGACAAGGTGAGTGTGAGCTACAACACCGGGGCCGTGACGCTGGAAGGCGGCGGTTTCTGGAACGCGACCATGTACGGCATCCAGTTCTACCAACTGGCGCGCGTGGTCGGTGCCGGTGGTGTTCAGTTGTGAGCAGCGCCAGCGTCAAGCTCAAGGTGGATAACCTGCGTCGTTTTGTGCAGGGCATCAATGCGCTCACGCGCAAGGACGTGCTGGTGGGCGTCCCCGAGGACAAGGCGAATCGGGACGACGATGGCAACCACGTCGGCGAGGCGAACAACGCCATGCTGGCCTACATCCATGACAACGGCAGCCCGGCCGCGAACATCCCGGCGCGGCCCTTCATGCGCCCAGGCATCAAAGCGGTGTCTGACAAGCTGGAAACACGCCTCAAGAGCGCAGCGAATGCGGCCCTTGATGGCGACACCGGAAAGATAGAAACGCAGCTTGAGGCTGCGGGTTTGATCGCGCAAACCAGCATCAAGAAAGCAATCGGCGATGGCGACTTTGCACCGCTGGCGCCTTCGACCATCGCGGCCCGTGCGCGTGGCCGTCAGACCAAGTCCCAACGCGAGTCTGAGCAGGAATATGCTTCAATGGTCGGCAAAGGCGTCCCCGCTGAACTGGCACAGGCCGTGGCCGGTATCAAGCCGCTGGTGAACACCGGGCAGCTCAGGAACAGCATCAGTTACGTGGTGCGAGGCAAGTAAATGGCGTTGCTTGACGTTACCGAAGTCCTGCTTGATCCGGACTTCATGGATTCGACGCTGGTGTGCGAGCGCACGGTGCAGACGGTGGGCAATGACGGCATGGCCGTGAACACGCCGGCGCTGATGCCGTTCGCCGGTGTGGTCACCAGTAACCAGGGCGACATCCTGGAGCGCATTGCCACGGGTGAGCGCATCAAGGGCAACATCACCATTCACACCATGTTCGCGCTGCAGGACGGCAGCGCTGGCTTCACGGCGGACGTGGTGCAGTGGCGCGGTAAACGCTACACGGTCAGCAACGTCAACGATTACGAGCATTTCGGGCAGGGCTTCGTCTCTGCCAGTTGCGACATCATTCCACTCGCGGGCTAAATGGCAAACGACTCCTCCACCGGTGGTTACCTCCCACCGGCGGGGGCACCCGCGCCCGTTGAAGACGCCGCACTCGACGCGCTGTTGCAGCTTGTGGTTGTGGGCATCACAGGCCTGCCGGGCAACCTGGTGCGCCCGCGCTGGCAGCCGAACCCGCCCAAGCAGCCCGAACCATCGGTGAGCTGGTGCGCCATCGGCGTGACCGTCATCACGCCCGACGCCGGGCCGTACATCGAGCACGTCGCGGCGGTGAACGGCCAGGACAACCTGCAGCGCCACGAGACGATAGAGATTGCCTGCACCTTCTACGGCCCGCAGGCCGGCACGAATGCGGCGCTGCTGCGCGACGGCCTGAGCATTCCGCAAAACACCGAGACGCTGCAACTGCAGGGCATGGGCCTGGTGGAGTGCACGGGATTTCGCGGGTGCCTGAGCTGGTGAATCAGCAATGGATCAAGCGCTACGACATCGGCGTCGTGTTGCGCCGACAGGTCAAACGCAGTTACGGGATCCTGAACATCCTGAGCGCCAATCCGACCCTGATCTCCGACGAGATCGGGATCATTTCAAAACCTTGAGGAACCGACAATGGCAAACCTTGGACTTCCCGTCAGCAACATCGTCAACGTGCAGGTGGTCATGTCGCCCCTGGCGGCGGCCACCCGAAACTTTGGCTCCCTGCTGATTGCGGGCGACAGCAACGTCATCGACACCACGGAGCGGCTGCGCCTGTACAACACACTCGGGGCCGTCGCCTCCGACTTCGGACTGGCTGCGCCCGAGTATCAGGCGGCCGCGCTGTACTTCGGTCAGACCCCGCAGCCCTCCACGCTGTACGTCGGGCGCTGGGCCAAGATCGCCACCTCGGCCATGCTGCATGGCGGCCTCTTGTCGGTGGCGCAGCAGGCCATGTCGGCCTGGACCCCCATCACCACGGGCAGCTTTGCCGTCACCATCGACGGCGTGGTCAAGACGCTCTCGGCCTTGAGCTTTTCCGGTGCGACCAACCTGAACGGCGTGGCCAGCACCATCAGCACGGCGCTTGGTGCGGCCGGCACCTGCGTCTGGAATTCGGTTTACCAGCGCTTCGAGATCAGCAGCGCCACGACCGGCGCAGGGGTGGCGGCCAGCGGCAATATCACGCTCGCCACCAACCCGGCCAACAACGACACTGTGACCATCGGCGGCACCGCCGTCACGTTCGTCACCGCGGCGCCTGTCGGCAATCAGGTGCTGATCGGCGCCAGTGCCAACAACACCGCGGCGAACCTGCAGGCCTTCCTGGTGGCCTCGAATGACGTGAACATCGTCAAGGCCAAATACGCCACGGCCGGCGCCGTCACGACGGTGACATATGCCAGCGTCGGCACGGCCGGCAACGCCTTCACGCTGGCGAAAACCGGGACCAACGTGACCGTCTCCGGCGCGACCATCGCGGGCGGCGTGAACGCCTCCAGCATCAGCTACGCCACGGCCACCGGCTCCGGCCAGGACATCTCGGCGCAGCTCGGGCTGGTGACCGGAACCGCCTCCGTTCCGGCGCAGGGCGCGAACGCGGAAACCGCCGCGGCCGCCACCGCCGCCTTCGACAATATGTCGAACGACTGGTACGGCCTGTACTTCGCCGCGTCGGCAGCGCTGGCCGATGCCGACAACACCGCGGTGGCCGGCTACATCGAAGGCGCGAACACCTCGCGCATCTACGGCGTCACCACGCAGGGCGCGCTGGCGCTCGATCCCACCAGCCAGGCCGACATCGCCAGCCAACTCAAGGCGCTGGGCTACAAGCGCACGTTTGTGCAATACAGCAGCTCGAATGCCTTTGCGGCCGCTTCGATCTTTGGACGCGCCTTCACGGTGAATTTCAACGGCAGCAACACCACACTGACGATCAAGTTCAAGCAGGAACCCGGCGTGATCGCCGAGGTGCTGACCGCCAGCCAGGCTGCCGCGCTGAAGGCGAAAAACTGCAATGTGTTCGTGGCCTACAACAACGCCACGAACATCATTCAAGAGGGCACGATGGTGAACGGCTACTTCTTTGACGAAGTGCACGGCACCGACTGGCTGCAAAACGACGTGCAGACTGGCGTGTACAACCTGCTGTACACCAGCACCACAAAAATTCCGCAGACCGATGCCGGGGTCAATGTCATTCTCGCCACCGTGGCGCAAAGCTGCGAACGGGGTCGGGCGAATGGCTTGATCGCGCCCGGCGTGTGGAACGCCGCCGGCTTCGGCGCGTTGAACCAGGGAGACACCCTGGCCAAGGGCTACTACAACTACGCGCCGCCGGTGGCCACGCAAAGCCAGGCCGACCGCTCCGCGCGCAAGGCGCCCGTGATCCAGACCGCCATCAAACTGGCCGGCGCCATTCACTTCAGCAACGTGATCGTCAACGTCAACCGTTAAAGGATAAAAAATGGCTGTTTATAGTTTCATCGATGTCGTCGCCACCTTGGTCGGTCCCACTGGATTCCTGAACCTCGGTTATGGCGCTGGCGTGGCGGAAGAGGGCATCACCATCGAAATGGATGGCGATAAAAATACCATGATGATTGGTGCGGACGGCGAGGGCATGCACTCGCTGCACGCCGACAAGTCGGGCAAGGTCACGGTGCGCCTGCTGCAAACCTCGCCGCAGAATGCCAAGTTGCAGGCAATGTATGACGCGCAGACGCTATCGAGCGCGCTGCACGGGCAGAACCTGATCAGCATCAGCAACCCCGTCAGCGGCGACATGACCATTGCGCGCTCCTGCGCGTTCAAGAAAAAGCCGACCACCAACTATTCCAAGAATGGCAAGACGGTGGAGTGGGTCTTTGATGCCGTGAAAATCGACGCTGTGCTCGGCACGTACAACTAGCCATGGTTGAGTTCGAGATCAACGGCCAGCCCTACCGTATGGGCAAACTGGACGCGATGCGGCAGTTTCACCTGTCGCGCCGGCTCGCGCCCATCATCCCCACACTGATTCCCGTTTTCGTCAAGCTCTCGCGCGAGGGCGGACTGAATCAGGACCTGCCCGGCTTTGCCAGCGTGCTCGGGCCGTTTGCCGAGGGCCTGGCCGACATGAGCGACGAGGTCGGCGAGTACATCGTTAATACCTGTCTGTCGGTGGTGCAGCGCAGCGCCGGGCAGAACTGGACGAACGTCTGGAACGCGCAAGCCAAGGCCTGCATGTTCGATGACATGGACCTGGGCGTCATCATGCAGGTGGTCATGCGCGTGGTGCAGGACAGCCTGGGGCCTTTTATCAGCGGCATCCTTACCAGCCAGCAGGGTTAGCCGACACGATAAATGCCGACTGGTACACGTTGCCAGGTGGCGAAGACTGGCTGATGGCCCCCGTCATCGCGGGATTGTGCCGTTTTGAATCATTGAAAGACGGATCGCTTGACCTGGCCGACATCGCCCTGATGAATGATGCCCTGGCCGTGAAGGCCGATAACGAGGCGCTCGCCCGCGAACTCATGGAAAAGAACAATGGCAACTGAGACGATGCGCGACTATCTCGTGAGCCTTGGGTTCAAGGTTGACGAGGCCGGGCTGAAGAAGTTCACCAGCGGCATTGCGGGCGCTGCCAAGGGCGTGAGTCTGTTGGTGGCCGCCGTGGAAGGTGCCGCGCTGACCGTGGGCGCCGCCGTGGCCGCGTTTGCCTCGAACATGGAGGCGCTGTACTTCGCGGCGCAGCGCACCGGGGCCAGCGCAACCAACCTCAAGGCCTTCGAGAAGGCCGCGCAGAACATGGGCGCGGGCGCGGGCGAGGCGCTGCAATCGGTCGAGAGCCTGGCTAAGTGGATGCGCTACAACCCTGGCAGCGAGGGCTTTATTCAGTCGCTCGGGGTGCAAACGCGCGATGCGAACGGCAAGTTGCGCGACACGGTTGACATCACGGCAGACCTGGGTGATCAACTTGCAAAGATGCAGCCGTACATGGCGCATCAGTACGCCAGCATGCTCGGCATCAGCGACAACGTGATGCTGGCGATGCGCAACGGTGATTTCCGCAAGAACCTTGAGGAGCAAAAAAGGCTGCTGGCCGATGCGGGATTTCAAAAGGCCACGAAGGATGCGCATGAATTCGAGGTCAAGCTGCGCAACCTGAAAACTCGTATTGAGGCGGTGGGCGTCACCATCGGGAACAGCCTGATCGATGCGCTCGGCCCGCAGATGGAGCAGGCCGCAGACTGGTTCGACAAGAACGGTAAGCAGATCGGCCAGGTGGTCGCGGGAATAGCGAATTTCGTTTTGACCGCGGCGGGCATCATCACGCCGATACTGGCCACGATAGCCGAGGGCTGGAAGAATATTTACGGCTGGGTCAAGATCGCCGGGGATGCGATCAACAACCTGCTGCCGAAGAACTGGAGCGACAAGATCGGCAGGGGCACCGCGTGGCTGCTGGACAAGCTGGGCATCAAGAATCAGGTGGATAACCTGATGGGGTTGAACGGTGGCGATGCTGCACCTGTCGCCCCTGGAAAACCGGGGGTTGCAAGCACATCGTCAAGCCAGCAGGCCATGCAATACTTTGTCAGCCAAGGCTGGAGCAAAGAGCAGGCTGCTGGCATCGTGGCGAATCTGAACACGGAAAGCGGCCTCAAGGGCAATGCGGTGGGCGACAGCGGACGGGCCTACGGTATTGCCCAGTGGCATCCCGACCGGCAGGCCGAGTTTGCGAAATTTGCGGGCAAGGATATCCGCCAGTCAAGCGTGCAGGAGCAGATGGCGTTCGTGAATTACGAACTCACGCGCGGCGCCGAACGCAAGGCGGGCGCATTGCTTCGCGCCAGTAACAGCGCCGCGCAGGCTGGGCAGATCATGAGCCGGCAATACGAGCGCCCCTTGCGCGCCGATGCCGAGGCCGCAAAGCGCGGCGCAGCGGCGGTGCAGATCGCCCAAACCACAACCATCACCGTGCAAGGCGGCGATGCCCGCTCCACCGCGAATGCTGTGGCTGGTGAGCAATCGCGCGTGAACGACGCCATGACGCGCAACCTCGCGGGGGCAGTGTCGTGAGTTTCCTGACCATCACCCCCAAGGGCAACATCGGCGGCATTGATATTCAGGCCACGCTGGAGGAAGTCCACACCGACACGCTGCAGATCACCGAGCATCCGGTGGAGATCGGTGCGGCAGTGACTGACCATGCTTACAGCCGACCGTCGGAGGTGGTAATCCGCTGCGGCTGGTCGAACAGCTCCACCGATGCGCTGCTGGGCTCCATCACGTCGCTGTTCAGCGGTGGCGGCCTGTCCGGTGCCAGTTATGTAGACGGCGTGTATTCGCAGTTGCAAACGCTGCAGCAAAGTCGCGTGCCGTTCGACATCACAACGACCCGCAGGCAGTATCACAGCATGTTGATTGTGAGCCTGAACGTCACCACCGACAGCAAAACCAGCAATGTGCTGATGGTGACCGCGACGTGCCGGCAGATCATTCAGGTGGCGACGCAGGCCACGACGCTGCCCCCGCGCACCGACCAAGCGAACCCGGCCAGCACGGCGCAAGTGGAAAACGCGGGCGTGCAGCAGCCGCAGGCCGGCGCGACACCGTCGCCGGGCGGCGCGGCACCGGCGGGAATGTGGGGCGCTTGAATGGCAAACATCTACGTTATCCCGCTGCGCGCCACACCGCAGACCTTCAAGATCACGCTGGGCGGAATTGACTACCGGCTGACCTTGACCTACGTCAACTGTGACCAGGGCGGTTGGCTGCTGGATATCGCCGACGCCAACGCCAATCCCATCGTCTCGGGCATCCCTCTGGTGACCGGCGTGAACCTGCTGGCGCAGTACAAGCATTTCAACTTCGGCGGCGGCCTGTGGGTGCAGACCACGCAGAACCCGGACGCCGTGCCGACCTTCGACAACCTGGGCACCGATGCCCTGTTGTACTGGGTGACCTCATGACGGTGCAGTATCTGCGCAAGGCTAGCCGGATCGTCGGCGACAACAGCGGCAAGGATGGCAGCGCGCTCGACTTATCCGCCCTGCGCTTTTCGTTCGCCGTGCGCCGCGGCGACATCGAGACGCCGAACAGCGCCGATATTCGGGTCTACAACCTGAGCGACGCGACGGCCAAGAAAATCATGCAACTGCTGCCGACGCCTGAATTTACTCGCGTGGTGTTGCAGGCGGGGTATGACGGGAATTTCGGGGTGATCTTCGATGGCACCATCAAGCAGATTCGCCACGGGCGCGAGTCGCAGACCGACACCTACCTGGATATCTCGGCCGCGGACGGGGACAGTGCCTACAACTTCGCGGTCAGTGCGGTGTCGCTGGCGGCGGGATCGAAACCCGCCGATCACATCGCGGCCATCCTCGCCGACATGGCAAAGAAGGGCGTGAGTCGAGGTTACTCGCCTGACTTGCCGGGTAACCCGCTGCCGCGCGGCAAGGTAATTTACGGCATGAGCCGCGATGCGCTGCGCGGGGTGGCGAGGAACACTAGTTCAGCCTGGAGCATTCAGGACGGGAAAGTCGATTTTATTCCGTTGACCTCCTACAAGCCCGGCGAGGTGGCCGTGATCAATAGCACCACCGGCATGATTGGCCTGCCCGAGCAGACGCAAAACGGCATTCGGATCAAGACGCTGCTGAATCCGAATCTCAAGATCGGGCAGGCGGTGCAGATCAATAACGCGAGCGTTCAGCAG